GTATTATGGCCTTTATCGTTGGTAGTATTTTTGATTGGGTTTTTTAATAAAGGAGAATGAAAGAAATGAAAGAATTAATTGGGGATATTCACTGTTCTGAGTCAGTGAAGTTTATGAATGAAATGCCGGAGAAGTCGGTTGACTTGATTGTTACCTCACCACCTTATGGTGTGGGTATCGACTATGACAGTTGGGACGACGATAAATACTTTGATGAGTATATGAGATTTACTCGTGAGTGGTTGAGTGCTGCGTACAGAGTCCTAAGAGATGATGGTCGTATTGCGGTGAACATTCCTTATGAGATTAACCGTCAGAAGAAAGGTGGTCGTATTTATTTCTCTTCAGAGGTTTGGCAGGTGATGAAACAGCTGGGTTTTGGGTTCTTTGGAATCGTAGATTTGGAGGAGAGTTCACCACATAGAAGTAAGACAACTGCGTGGGGAAGTTGGATGAGTCCATCTGCACCATACATCTACAATCCGAAGGAGTGTGTTATCTTAGCGTATAAGAATGTTTCTAAGAAACAGGTTAAGGGAACACCTCAATGGGAAGGTGAGTATCAGATGGTACCCAACGAAAAGATTGAAGGAGAGTTCAGAAAGAAGTTGGTCTACGATGAGAAGGATAAGAAAGACTTTATGTCATTGGTATTTGGACAATGGAATTATTTTGCAGATACACAACAAAAGACTAAGGCGACATTCTCATTAGACATTCCTTATCGAGCGATTAAGATATTATCATACAAAGAGGATGTGGTCTTTGACCCATTCAATGGTTCTGGTACTACATGTTTAGCCGCTGAGATGTTGGGAAGACCGTGGTTGGGTTGTGACATCTCACAAAACTATGTAAAGGTTGCTAAGGAAAGACTCAAAGAGTATAAACTAAACCAACAGCAATTAGAAATCGTAGTAGATGAGCATTCAAAACATTAAGGTAATTGATAATGAGACACTAATTATTACCACCACTGACAATGAAGTTGTGTGGTTTGAGAAAGACCAATTAGAAGGACCTGAAAGAGCTTGGTTCGATAATATTTTATCTTGCTCAGTATCACTTTTAAGTAAAACCCCTAAATAAGGGGTTTTTTCTTTATATGGATATTTATTAGTAAAGATTTTGTAAATGAGACCACACAGGATAGATGAGTCAGAAAAGAAAAGAATATTGACTCTACACGAAACGGCAACAAAAAAGGGTTATTTGATGGAACAGAAGAAAGATGGTTCGGTTATGAAGGCGAGTCAGGTCTTTTGGGATAACATTAAAAACTTTGAGGGTAATCCAAAGAAAAGAGTCGGGGGTATCAAAGAGCCAATGTTAAAAGCATATAAGGACACTAAAGGTATTTGGACCATAGGTTATGGTCATACTGAGGGTGTGATTAAAGGTATGAAGATATCTAATGATATTGCGTTGAAATTCTTATATGACGATGCTGCGGAATCTGCGGATTGTGTGAGAAGAATCTTCAAAGAGTGGAAGTCAAAAGGATTAAATTACGAAATTACTCAAGGACAATTTGATGCTTTGGTATCGTTAGTATTTAATGCTGGTTGTGATGCGGTAAGGACATCGGATTTCATTCAAAGTGTGAAGAAAGGTGATATGAAAAGAGCTGCGGAACAAATCAAATCATTTAGAACTGCGGGCGGTGTTGACAGAAGAAATAAAGAAAGTGAAATATTTTTATCATAATGAAACAATTAATTAATGAATCGGGTTTACGTAATATAGGTGAACTAGCCAAGAGATATAAGAAAGCGAAGATTTACTTCCACCAAGATTTGGATGGTGTAACGACTGCTTTGGCAATGAAAAACTATTTGGAGGATAACGGTATCAAAGTGGTTGATGCTGAAATCATTCAATACGGTGATAAGGAGTTTGCGGTTAAGAAGCAAGACGCTACAGGTGATACGATGCCTGTGTTGGTTGACTTTGCTCACGGTAAACCGATGTTCGTTATCCATACTGACCACCATGATTCTCAAAGTGGTGTTGAGGGTGATACGGCAACTTCATTCAGACCGTCACGTTCAAATGTTGCTACCATTTCCGATATTATGTCACCAAAGGATATCTTCCCTTCTGAGGATATCACATTGATTTCTACTGTGGATTCTGCTGACTTTGCTAAGTATGGTTTGGAACCACAAGATATTATGAATTTCATCTTCCGTTTGGATAAGGATAAGTCTTTACAGAAAAACAGAATGGCTTTGGGATTGGCAACAAACAAATTGATGTTGGCGTATAAGAACAAACCAGGTTTCATGGAAGAGTTGGTGATGACATCAAAACCATCATTATTGAATATCTTCCAAAACATTAGAAGAATTGCTGACAGAGAAAATTATGCATCTGCTGCGATGATGGCGGGTAACCAAGAAGATTATGTGAAACAAAGAAGTGAGGACCCTAATCTAAACTACCAAGATGGTATCATTTATCAGTATGGTGGTGGTAGAATGTTCAAACCAGGTTCATACGATAGATACACACCATTTAAGTTACATCCTGACGCTGACTTCTTAATTACTGTTTGGCCGATGGGATTGGTTCAAGCATCGTGTAACCCATTTAAGAAAGAGAGAGAACTCAAAGGTGTAAACTTGGGTGAGATTGCTCAGGAAGTATTGGGTAAGTGGGAAGCGAAGTTAAGAGAGAAAATCATTCCTTTATCAACAATCAAATGGATTTCAGAATCAGCCAAAGACTTTGGTTCAGAATCCGTAGGTTTCACCAATGCTGATTTGGAGGCGTTCTATGGTGATAAGATTAGAAGTATGGAAGGTGGTGATGCATATATGGAAAACCTTAAACAGGTTATGGATAAGTCTTTCAGTGAATTGAGTGAAGATGAAATGGCGTTGTTGGATAAGTTGGGTGTCCCTGCTTGGGAGATGATTCAAGCAAACTCAGGTGGACACAAATGTATCACAAACATTTCAGCGTTGAATTATTTTGGTAGAAGTAAGAGACCACCTCAAGGAAAATACAAATACAATAAAGACAGTGGTGATGCACCATATGTTAAGTTCTCAAAGATGATAGGACAGGAGTTCTACAGAAAGTTGAGAGAAAAGATTGACGGAAGTAAATCAGAATAAAGAGAAGGAGACGATGTCTCCTTTTTTTATGTCCAACTGTTTCGACATGCCAGCTGGTAGTTCCAATACTTTGTCACCATAACCTTTATAGGATTCACATTCCAACTCATCTGTACAGATAGGACAGTTTTCGTGAATGGTATCAACCTCATCATTATTGATAAAAATAATGTCTAAAGGAATGACACAATCGTACATCCAAAACGATTGCTCACCTTTGGTCGGCATAAGGAAATACATACCTTGGAAGTCCTCGTTGAAACGTTGACCTTGCATTCCTTTAGTAATTGCTTCCTTTGTTACACAAAGTTTGACACTTATTTTATTTTCACCTATAGTTATAGTCATATTTATAAATATCTAAAAGAATATAATATGAACAAATACGGAGGAGTAATTGTTAGATGTAACAATAAGGTTTTACTTTGTAAAAGAAATGCTGAAGGGTCATTACCTGGTCATTGGTCGTGTCCTGCTGGTAGTATTGAAGAAGGTGAAGAGCCATTGAAAGGTGCGATGAGGGAGTTTTTTGAAGAAACTAACATCAAACTGTTGAAAACGCCAGAGTTTTGTGGTATAATTAAGCGAACCAACAGAGACGGTAGTAAGATTAAAGGTGAGATGTATTGTTACCTTTATGATTGTGAAGAAGAAGTATATCCTGATTTAGATAAAGCTAAGGATGGTGATGAACACACAGAATGTGGATACTTCGGAAAAGACGAGTTACCTTCTCCAATGACGGAACAATTTAATAAATTACTAAATATAATCTTAAAATGAGTTTAATGTACAAAGCCCTCGTAGCAAAATACGAAGCAGAACTGTTGGAAGCAAAAGCAACATTGGAAGTTTACTTCAATAATTCCGTTGGAATTGGTGAACACCCTCAACACTTGGAAGAGATGGATACTATGGTTGATAAGATGGCTTCAGCGAGTGATGAATTAG